CGATATTGCAAGAGGCATGTGTACGCGCTCAGCGTGCAAAAATGCTTACTGCAATACAACCACTTTTTGGTGAAAATTCCAAAAGTGTGTATTCCTACCTTTCACTCGACATTGCCATAAATGGACGAGTGCATCCTCGCTATGAACAACTTCCGATGGATACATCCCCTGGCTGGCCCTGGACATCATTTCGTCCACCAGGCTCACCAGGTAAGTTGCATTTCTTTGAAGCTGAACTCACAGCAGAGCGCACTCTATATCACGCCAAACAAGATTTACGTGATGCCATTTATGACAAAATCACAGCAGCCCTTTCCCGCGATCGACCTTATCCTATGTCAGTGTTCACACACCAGCTTAAAGACGAACGCCGACCACTTGAAAAGATTCAAGCTGTGAAAACACGACTCTTCACAATGAGTCCGATGGAATTTACCATATTCACACGCTTATTATTCGGCGACTATACAGCCGCCTACTTTGAAGCGCATGGAAAATTCCACTCTCAAATCGGAATTGATGTGGAGGGTCCAGAATGGACCGGTTTATACAACCGCCAGCGACAGAAGTCTGCTTGGGGTTTTGATGGAGATCACAGTTCCTGTGATGGAAATCGGGATGCTAAGCAGACTGAGCTCTGTTTCGGTACAGCAGACCTGTGGTATAGAAATATACTGAAAGGTTCAGATATCGTTATAGACTTTAATGACGATCGTGTTCTAACCATAACTGAACAAGATATGACTTATCTGCGTTGGTTGGCTGGGTATGAAACTATTCATACTTATCAAATTGTACGTGATTGTATTCATCAAAAGAATCACGGCAATCCATCTGGAAATACGTTTACATCAATTATCAACTCGGACACGAATGATCTAGAACTCCGCATCTCATACATGGACAATGCTATGTTCCTCTGCGAAGTCGATGGGTGGGATCGGTGGCTTGAAGATACGCATCCAAATGCGTATGATCAAAACATCGAACCTGCCATTTTCGGCGACGACGTGGAATGTGCTGTCGTACCGCGAGCTGCAAAAGTTCTAAATGCACAGACTCACTCCGAGTTTTTAAAATTACATAATCGTACTTTCACTCCCGCACATAAAAATGCGGAACTTTCAGATCAACTAGTTCCACTAGAGGATCTTTCATTTTTAAAAAGAACATTCGTAGCTCATCATAATTTTCCAAATTATAAGCTTGCTCCAATTGCCACTCCTTCTATTACAGAACTCATCCAATGGATCCGACGCTCCCCTGATGATAGCAGTGCTACGCATGTTAACATTCTCACTGCTACACGCTTTGCATATCACCACGGGCGAACTTTCTATGAGGATTTTGTGGCTAAGGTGAATGCTGAAATTCAATCCAGAAAACTCAGCATTCCTCTTATTCCTGATCTGTATGACGTCGAAGACGGCATTTGGCTAAGTAAGTTTTTTCGGGGAATGTACTTTCCGAGCAGAAGGAAAGTGCTTTTTCCCGAAGAGCATGATTTGTAGGCACTACTACCAACTATTTCCTACTGGTAGAACCCATGGGTTGCATCATCCAGATGTAATTTCCATTGAGGTCCCAGAAAGGTCTTGCTTGCAACGTTAGTTGGTAGTAGAATCTAGAATTCATGTGTTAGCTATTATATTAATTTCTTCACAAAAAAAAAAAAAAAAAAAAAAAAAAAAAAAAAAAAAAAAAAAAAAAAAAAAAAAAAAAAAAAAAAAAAAAAAAAAAAAAAAAAAAA